ATTATTAAAATGCTTATGTTCTATTATTCTAGTATATGGAACTTCTTTCTCTGTATAATTGATTACAGAATGTCCTTGATAGTTTTCTTGATTAAGGATAGTGTGTTCAAACTTTAATGGACGATACTCTAATTCACCAAAGCAATAATTATAGTACTTGTCTATAGGACCTGTATATATTATAGTTTTTGCTAATGAATCAAAATGCTCTCTATCATTAAAATAGTCGGTATCTAACTTAATTTCAATACCTTCTAATAATTTTTCAAATAGTTCTGTATATCCATTTTTAGGAATTCCTTGATATGGATCAAAGAAGTAATTATTATCATATATAAACCTGACAGGGAGGCGTTTAATTATAAAAGAAGGTAGTTCTTTACAAGATTTCATCCATTGCTTTTCAGTATATCCTTTAATTAACTTTTTATAAACATCCTCCCCTACTAGGGATAAAGCCTGTTCTTCTAGATTAGTAGGATCGCATTTAAACCTTTGTTGCTCAATAATATCTTTAGCTTCTTTCGGAGTATTAATATTCCATAGCTTATTAAAAGTAAACATATTAAATGGAAGAGAATACATTTCGTTTTTATAATTAGCCACAACATGATGTCTGTATGAATTAAACTCTACAAATCTATTAACATATTCCCATACTTCTTTATTTGAAGTGTGGAATATATGAGCTCCATACTTATGGACATTAATGTTTTCTACCTTTTCAGTATAACAATTACCTCCAATATGCTTACGTTTCTCAATAACCAAACACTTATATCCTTTGTCTGTAAGCTCTCTAGCACAAATACTTCCAAAGAATCCTGAACCTATGATTACATAATCATATTTAACTTCCGGCATAAAAATTGTTTAGATATTATTAAAAGTTTTCGTTGGTTATTTTACAATCAAAATCCAAAAAGTTTCTAAATTGTTCATTATCCGCATTAATTCTCCTATCAGTTGAATCATTTTTGTCATCACGAACACCTAGACGCTCTCTGCGAATTGATTCTGGGATGTCTAAGTATATAACAAAGACCCGGTTTCTATACTCTGGTTCAAGTAAGGTGACAGCCTCTGCGTTTAGAATCATTACATCGCATCTCTCAAATTCATCTTTGGTTAAACCATATTTCCAACCATTAAATTCTTGCCATTCTGCAAATTCTCCTCGTTCTATTTTACTGTCAAATTCCTCAATTGGTATATAATAATAGTCCTTTCCATGAACCTCACCCTTTCTAGGTAATCTAGTTGTACATGAAACTCCATATTCAAATCCCCTGTCCATCATTCGTTTTCTTAAGTAGTCCTTACCGGTAGCCGCAGCTCCGACAATTGCAATTTTTCCAGTCATTATAATTTTATTTTAAAAGTTGGGTCATAGTTTTCAATACCCTTTAGATACATTTCTTTAAGTTGTTGCTTTTCCATTTCTTTGGCTTCTACTTGTATAGAGTCTCTTTTGTTCCGATAATCTATCCTTCCTATTTCACCTAAATAATACTGGGAATCAAGTTCAATCCAATGGAATATCAACCATTCTACTGCTGTTTGTTTCATATTAAATATTTGCCATAAGTGTATAATACTAAAATTGATTCCATTTTGGGTCATACCAAAATCTTCGGCCATTTGCGTCAACTATATTTGACATAGTTGGATTTGAGTAACACTGAAAGAAATGTTCCGGTACGGCATCCTCTCCAAAGGGGTTTTTCCAGTCTTTAATACTTCCACCTCCCATAGCATAAGCAAGCATTGGTACATCGCAACAAAGCGCTAATATCTCAGGGTATTGTTGAAGAATGTCTCGAGCCGGAAGAAATGGATTTGCATTTGGAACTCTATAAAGTATCTCAGCTCGCAAATAGTTTCCAATTCCATTAAAGTATTTCTGGTTCATCATTACCAAGTGGACAGGTTTATCAAATTCTTTTTTGTCAATATTGTCCATTATGTTTCTAACAAATCCTTCCAGGTCCTGCGTAGGGTCTGGTCCTCTGTCCGCTGACCAGTCACTTTCAACTTTCCATTTTCCAAATCGACGCACATCTACAAAACTCAAGGTCTGCCCGCATTCTGAATAGAACTTTAAGTGGGCATGTTTTGGCTCCTTGTCGGTTGGGGTCAATTGAAAATGGCCTGACATACCCATGTTCATTCGAATTGTTTGACAACCCATCGGAGAGGTTAAATACACCATCAATTCTTTTCCTCGACTCTTTGCTCTAATTTTAAAAGTAGTACATTCTGGTTCTACTTCAACACCTTTATGCTCCGGATTCTTTTCAATCTTGTTAAAAAAGAGACCCTGTGAAACTGTATTAATATAGGCTGCGGTAAGTTTAAGTTCTGCTAATTCTGGCATGTTAAGATTTAAAAAATGAAATAATAAACACTATTAGAAAGAATGGCCAAAATAGGGCCAATAATGTAAGCTCAACATTGGTGTATGGTTTTAAATGCATTCCAATTGGATTGCTATTATTTAACATTTCTCTTAATTGGTATATCCCAAATGAATAAGATACACCAACAAAGAGGTATAAAATAATATCGTGTATCATTTTATTTTTTGCTTGAGGTTGAAGTACCTTTGAATAAGATTGAAAATAAGAAATTCAATCCAAGAGCCTGCCAAAATGTTATTGGGTGAACTCCATCAACTGCACTAATTAAACATCCATTCCATAATAATTGTACTGGCCATGCAAAAAGGATTGCAGCCACGACTAACAGTGCTATCCCAGCAAAGATTAATCCGATTCCTGTAGTTAATTTTTCCATAATAATTATATTTGTTCTTCTGATTTTGTTTCAATTACTAAATAAGTTCCAACTTCTGTCTGTTTTATTGTTCCAGATGCTACAATTTCTTTAACTGCTGCTAGGATTTCTAAACCTCCGGCAGCCATTAGATTTAATGTGTGTTCCATGTAAATTACTTTCATATTTTCTTTATTTTAAAGTTTAACAATAACCATCCTAAAATTAATGTAGGTATACCAACCCACCATATCCATTCTCTATGGTATTCGACCCCTCCGGTCTTTTGTATTAAATAACTCATTGTTGGTATTAGCCATATAGCCATAGAACCTGCTAGATTTGCAAAATTTCTTTTAACTATTTTCATAACTTATTTTTAATTATAGCTTTAGCAATCTTCTTTTTGCCATTAATGCCGGTTACTGTGATTTGGGTCTTTGAATTGGTAAATTCAAAATCATTACAACCTAAATGTCTTAATTGACCTATTGCTTCTGATAATGTATTAAACTTAAATGTTGTCATGTGTATTTGTTTTAATTAGATATGTAAATATAATTAAAACATTTGAATTCTGAAAATCTGGAGTGTTAAAGTTTTGTTAAAGTTATTAACATATTGCGGAAGTGCTAGCCTTGTATTTCTTGTCCAATGCTCTGGCTGCTCCATGAGGTTTAGGAGTTCCGTTCAGTTTAATGCATAATATGGCTAGCAAGATGTGGTATATGTATCTTGTTGAAGAAATAGACTTCTTCATATTACATCGTGGGTGAAAAGTATGTGACTAATGCTGTTGCTATAGCGACATATAGCCAAAATGCGGCAAACTTGAGATTCTCTTTTGTTTTTGGACTCATGACATTTATTATTTTTATTTATAATGTAACTTATTTTCAATTATAGTAAATCTTCTTTGATCGATCTCATTGCATGCATAATAGAATGCTTCATCATAATCATCAAAGCTTTTAATATCGTTTTCGAATATTTCTACTCCGTCGTAATAGAAAGGGATTACTGTATATATTGTCATACTTATTTAATTTGATTAAGTTTTTTACGAGTGATGTAATATTCACCTTCTAAGTTAATAAAATAGTCTCCAAAAAGAAGTTTTCCTGTTGCTATTAATTTTTCAGCTAGTTCGGTTGCTATAATCATAATACATTGTTTTAATTAGATATGTAAATATAATCAATTGTTTCAACACGGGAAACTTTATAGTGTTAAAGTTTTGTTAAAGTTATTAACAATCCTCAGATTTACCCTTGTGCTTCTCCTTCTTAAAATACTTCTTTTTATTACGATGAGGAGTCGGCACCTTTAAGGCGTCAAACCATTCTTCTAATGTGAAGTTTATCTTTGTAAGTTTTTTCTTTTCCATGGTGTTTTAATTAGATATGTAAATATAAACAAAAAACCTGACACGGTAAAATGTCAGGTTAATTATTTTTGTTAAAGTTTTATGTTTAATCCAGACTATTGAATTCCTCAAACATTTTAATCCTTTGCATTTCGTTAAGATATCCAGAATTCAGAACGTATTTCTTAAATATACCTATTGGAGTCTGGTGTCCGTTATTTTCAACATTGACTTTAAAATTTCCTGGATTCTTTTTAATCCATTCAAGTGTCTTTTCAGGGTTAATTAATTCGTCTTTCTTACCAAGAATAACAGTATGATTTGCCTTCATGCTTCCCATTTGAACAATAGGTTCCATTGAACGACTATGAACTGCTGGATTAAAAAGAATAGTTGGTATTCCAGTAATCGTTGAAAGACAATATGCAAACCAACCTCCCATAGAACTTCCAATTAAAACATCTGGCCTGTCATTTTGTATTAAGGCTAAGATATCATTAAATAGTCCAGGATTTTTGTAATCCATCGCGGGACATTGGGCATCAAACTTTGCTAAGAACTTTGACTTTTCACTTTTTGGGTTGCTTTCAAGACCGTGTAAAAATAGTGCTTTCATATTATACCTTTGGTTTACCTAACATTATTTTCTTATGGGCTCCTCCTCCAATAGTTCGGCTATACCAACCTCCACCGGTTGCACCATCTAGATTTCCAATCCAATCAATTTTTTTACCCAATACCTTTTCTACTTCAACTTGGTCAGTTACAATAGGTACTTGGTACTTATTGATTAAGATTTCAGCAATTTTACCAGAAACTTCTATGTAATATCCAAGTTGTTTTAGTTCTTTTCCTCGTCTATCCATATAATCTCTTTTAGCATCTTTGGTTCCATCATGGCCAACTCCTGAGAATTTAAGTCCAAAACGGGTTTTTTCACCAAACATAATAACATCAAAATCGCTACTTCCGTGAATATCTATTCCCTCCCAATAGTTCCAATCAGGGTCTTTAAATACATCCTCTGGTGATTGGACCTTAATGTGTCCTCCAATCTCGGAGTATGCAGTACTAATAAGATTAAAGAATTCCTTTTCTAATTCTGGGTCTTTTGTTGGTTTTAATACTACTGGTTGGTTTTTCTTAGGATTAAAAAGCTCTCCACTTCTCTCCTCTATAAATTGTTCATATAGTTTAATTTTCTTCATAATCTATATATTTTAATTATAGTGTAAATATAAACAAAAAATGGGACACGGTAAAACTTTTTCAATGATTTTTTTGGAAACGTTTAGATAAATAATCTAAACTAAAAATATCCATACAAGATGGCAAAAGGCGCAACCGGAGGAGCTTTCACAGCAACTCCAAAAAAGAAAAGAAAAGGGGTTCATGCAAAAACTAAAAGCACTAAGAATAAAGGAGCCCACAAATACAAAAAAGCGTACAGAGGCCAAGGTAAATAACCTTGGCTTTTTAATTTTTATTAATTAGATACCTTTCATAAGACCCTTCCAGTTTTTTATTTGGAAAATAATAGGCCTTAAATTTATTTCCATTCAAATAAATTATCTTGCTAAATCCTGTCGGTATCATTGCGCCTGTAGTTGACCGGGTTGAACCTACGAAATCAACAAAAATCTTAATTGTTACCTTATTATTAATTGCAAGTTCCTTCTCGTACGATTCCAGCATCTTCCACTGACCTCGGTTTAGGTCTTGGTTTTGTAAGGCACAGTTTGCATAAGAAAATGTTAACTTTAAACTATTTAAGTCACAGTTAAAATCAGCAGCAGGTGACATGTGGCCTTTATCCCAGACATTGTTTAAATAATCAACATCATCGGAAGTATGGATCCCATCAGGCTTATAAAAGTTTAAACCCTTACGACTATAATATTTCTTTGAGTTGGTGTTACATTTAACATCATAAGTTATTTCTAAAGGTTGTTCAAAATCTTGAGAATATGCTATCTTATAAATAGAATTATTGATTGTAACATTATCTAGTCTTGGAGAGGTTATTCCTAAAGAAAAGAAGGCTACAATCAATAATAAGGGCAATGAAATATATTTCACTATTTTCTTTAATTTTTATTTAGCACAAAAGTTTTCGTTAGTATTAAATGCAAATGCGTTAAGTTTTCCAGTTCCTGTATGCGATGTAGTCCCCCCATAATATGGTTGTGTTTCCGGCCTATTAGTCCAATCGCATTGTGGGTACATTGGATTATACGGAGTATTTGGACTGGTATACGGCTGATACGGTTGGATAGTAGGTCCTGGACCAATCCAAGGACTTGTAGTTCCTGGGATTCTTTGATCTGGGCTTGGCAACCATTTAGTAACTTCAGTTTTTAATAGGATAACAGCCTCTTCGGTAGTTATGGATTTGTCATCCAATAACCTTTGAATAATTGATTCTCTAGTTAACATGATTTGTAAATTTTTCAAGATAGAATTCAACTGGATTAACCCCTACGAATCTTTCAAGTTCTGTTCCATTCTCATCGATTAATAATACTGTTGGAATATTTCGGATTCCATACTTTTCGGTTGTTTCTGTGTCTGAATCTACTAGGATTTTTTCAACAGTAACACTTTCTGCAACTAATTCCATTTTTGGTGCTAATTGTTTGCAAGGTCCGCACCATGGTGCGCTAAAATAAAGGTATTTCATAATTTTATATTTTTATATTATATAAAAAATGTTTAGTTTGTTTAATCTGTTTTGATTTTAACAGTAATAAAATCATCAAAACGATCTTCTAATGATATTATTGCATCAATCAATGGCTGAATGTCTAAGACTCCTTTTGCATCGGCAGTCATTTTACTTACATCTTTTTTAACTCCGGTAACAGTTTCTTTAACACCTACAAGTGATTTAGAAATTAAATCTGCTGAAGCATCTGTGTTACTTCCCTGTGTTTTAACGCTATCTTCAAGATTTTTAGCAGCTCCTGTAAGTTCTTTAACAGCTTTAAGCAATTTATCAGCTAGGACTGACATTGCAGATTCTCCTTTATTTTTTGCTAAATCAGTAAGAGCCTTAAACATGTTTGTTGTTGATTCAATCGCTTTTATATTCATTATTTTACTTGCGTTAGCAATGCCAGTGTATGAACCGGCGATACTTCTTAATGATTTTGCGTTTGACGCGAACTTATTATTATCGATTTTAGAAAAGTCAATGACCGATTTAAAAGCTTTAGATACTCCTCCCGATGTTGAATTAATCTGTGCAAACCCAATTCCAACATTTTTTAATGGTACTGCAAGATTTTTAATCTCTGGAGCAAGGGAAGCCAACCCCTGTAATATATCAAGAGGTGATGGAGTTTTACCGTTAAACAGTTTGCTAATTCCATCAAAAATTGCTCCAACTGCTCCGGCAGCCGAACCAAGTAATCCGGCAACAGATCCTCCAGCTACTGCGGCTGAAAATATTAACCATGCTCCTCCTAGGGCGGCTACGCCGACAGCAAGAGGGATTAAGTTTTCAACTCCAATCTCATTTTTAAATCTGGCAAATGCATCAATAATTCCATGAATAGGAGACATTACAATATCAACAAATCCATTGGCAACTGATTTAAGTGCAGGCATCGCAGGTTCTAATAGCGAAAGAATCCAACCAACTGCTACGATTGTTATTGCAATTACTATAATACCTAATGCTCCTAAAAGAAGTGTTGCAGGAGTTAATGCCGATACTGCTAAACCAACTGCTGTGATGACCAGGGCAAATGCACCAAGTGCAACTCCGATAGCTAAAGTCCAACCTAAAGGCGGGGCAACAAATAAACCAGGTAACATTGAAAATAACCATGCTACTGCTAGTATGGCAAATGATGTTATAACTACACCTAATAAGGATTTAAGCATATCAACCATACCTAGTTTTCCAATAGTTTTACTTGAAAGATATATCATAGCTCCAAATAGGACAATAGCAAGTGCGGATTTAAGAAGCCATGTTGATTCTGGTGATTTATAAACATCTGGAAGTCCTTGAAAAATCCATGCAGTTGCGAGTACTCCAAGCGCAATTATTGGAATTGCAAATGCCATAAGTAATATCTCTTTAGTACTCATTCCTTTAATTGCCTTCATGATAAAATAGCTTGCAATTCCAAAAACTCCAATTGCAAGTCCTGCTTTAAAAACCCATATCAGGTCTGGTGATTTATAAACATCTGGAAGTCCTTGAAAAATCCATGCGGTTGCAAGAATTCCAGTTGCTAAAATTGGAATTGCAAATGCAGAAAGTAACATCTCTTTAGTACTCATTCCTTTAATTGCCTTTGCAACAAAATAAAAAGGAATTGCAAAAATTAACATAGCAAAACCTGCTTTAAGAACCCATATCGGGTCTGGTGATTTAAAAACATCTGGAAGTCCTTGAAAAATCCAGGCAGTGGCAAGAATTCCAGCTGCTAAAATTGGAATTGCAAATGCCATAAGTAGCATCTCTTTAGTGCTCATTCCTTTAATTGCTTTTATAATATAATAGCTTGCAATTCCAAAAACTCCAATTGCAAGTCCTGCTTTAAGAATCCATTTTAATGGAGCCGATTTAAAAACATCTGGAAGTCCTTGAAAAATCCATGCGGTTGCAAGAATTCCAGTTGCTAAAATTGGAATTGCAAATACAGAAAGTAACATCTCTTTAGTGTTCATTCCTTTAATTGCCTTTGCAACAAAATAAAATCCAATTCCAAAAACTCCAATGGCAAACGATGATTCAAAAACCCATTTTAATGGAGGTGATTTATAAACATCCGGAAGTCCTTGAAAAATAAAAGATATTAAAACAATGCTTATTGCAATTATTGAAATTGAAAGAGCACTAAAAATAAGATCTTTAGTCTTTGCACCTTTAATAGCCTTTGCAACAAAATAGAATCCAATTGCAAAAAGACTAATTGCAATTCCAGCATTGATGCTCCATTGTAATGGAGGTGATTTAAAAACTTCTGGTAATAATTGCCAAATCCAAGCAGTTGATAATATCCCTATTGAAAGTATAGGGATTGCAAGGCCCATTGCAATTAAGTCCTGTTTGCTCATTCCACGAATTGATTTGGCTATAATATAAAACGGAAGTGAAAATGCTAATAATGCAAACCCGGCCTTTAACGTCCATAAAGCATCAGGGGCTTTTTGTTCAGATGGAAGCATTTTAAATATCCATGCCGCTGCAACAATTCCAAGCGCTATTATTGGTATTGCAAATGCGGCGGCTATTAAATCATTCTTTTTAATTTCACCTTGTGATGTAGATGACGATTTATCACCTAAGAAACCTCCTTTTCCTGCACTCGTTGAGGATGTTTCGCTAGTACCTCCTCTACCTCTTAAAATATTAACAAATCCTCCAACAATTAATGTAAAAATAGAAAGAGTTAGCCCCATCTTTAAAACGCCTATCATATCAATTTTTCTAGCAGCTACAGCACCTGCTTGAATTATACCTGCACCAGCTCTGAATGCAACTGCTGCTAGCATTAATGCGCCTACAACAACCACTGTTCTTATTGCAAAAATTCCAATTGATTTTAAAGTCATCGATTGATTCCTTTTTCTAGAATTATCTCTTTGTAATAATGTTGATCCTACATTTTTATCTCTAGTTGATACATTATTTTCCGTTACAAATGAAATTACTGCAGTTATTAAACCAACCATTGCAATTAATGGTGCTAGAGCAGTTGTTAAATTAAGAAGATTTGTTAATTGATCTGGCGTAATTCCTACTTTATCAACTAGTTTTGCAGCAAATGCAATAGGAACTAATGCTAATCCAAGCGCTGTAATAGCAACTCCCATTTTAAGTAAGTCTTTATACTCCACATCTTTAATAAAACCTGCTGTCATTCTTAAACCAACCAATGCAATCGCTAATGGAACCAGAGTAAATGCAGCAATAACAAATGATGCTGCTTGACTTGGATTTAGTGTAGGGGCTAAACGCATAGCTCCCGCAATTACAACAAGCGTAAATGCAGTTTGAATAAGGGCATGTTGAGCTTCGGCACCTGTTTTTCTATTAACAAGAAAACTAATTATTCCACCAAATCTAAATGCTTCAATTAATTTAACATAAACCGTTCCAATTATATAATATACCCCTGCTAATGCAACCGCAGTTAATAAAACTCCTCCATTAACAGCAGGAAGTTTTGATAGCATGTACCCAAGAGTAACAATAGTTGCAACCATCATAGTCGCTGATTTCATAAATCTAAAAACACCCATAGTGTCTCCAAATAGTTTGCCTTTTGCCTGTATAAGTTCTCCAAATACTTTAAGTATTGGTACTAAAGATAACGTTACAAGTAGTCCCTTACCAATATCTGATGGCGAAATTGTACCAGCCATTTTATATGCAATAGAAAGAGTTAAAATAGAAAATCCTAATAGACCTACAAGGCCTGCTGCATTTTTTATTTTTTCTAAGCTCATATTGCCTATTCCATAGACTTTAGCCTCTTTTTTCTTATTTCCAACCGCAATACTCTCGCGAATTTCTTCAAGTATTTTATTTTGATTAAGCAGCACATCCTTAATACTGGTTGAAATCATATTTGATTTATCAACGCTTAAAATAACACTTTGTATTCCGGCAAATGATTGAATACCTGCGCTCAAGTCTGTTGCTATTTTATTCAATGCATTTAACGATAATATTAATACTTCATACGCTTTTAGGTGGATAGGTGTATTATTGTCTATAGCCTTAATGGACTTAACCTCTTTTTTCTTATTTCCAATAACAATACCTTCATGAATTTTTTCAAGTATTTTATATTGATTGAATATCGCATCCTTAATACCGGTTGAAATCATGTTTGATTTATCAACACTTAAAATGACGCTTTGCATGTTGGCAAATGATTGAATACCCGCACTCAAGTCTGTTGCTATTTTATTTAATGTGTTTAAAGATAATATTGATACTTCATATGCTTTTAAGTGGATAGGTGTATTGTTGTCTATAGCTTCTATATGTTTAACCTCTTTTTTCTTATTTCCAACCGCAATACCTTCATGAATTTCTTCAAGTATTCTATATTGATTAAGCAGCACATCCTTAATACCGGTTGAAATCATGTTTGATTTATCAACACTTAAAATAACGCTTTGCATGCTGGCAAATGATTGCATACCCGCGCTCAAGCCTGTTGCTATTTTATTTAATGCATGCTTAATACTAGTTGAAATCATGTTTGATTTATCAACACTTAAAATAACGCTTTGCATATCTGCACTTAAGTCTGTTGCTATTTTATTTAATGTGTTTAAAGATAATATTGATACTTCATACGCTTTTAGGTGGATAGGTGTATTATTGTCTATAGCCTTAATGGACTTAACCTCTTTTTTCTTATTTCCAACCGTAATACCTTCATGAATTTTTTCAAGTATTTTATATTGATTGAATATCGCATCCTTAATACCGGTTGAAATCATGTTTGATTTATCAACGCTTAAAATAACGCTTTGTATGCCGGCAAATGATTGAATACCTGCACTCAAGTCTGTTGCTATTTTATTTAACGCATTTTTGATGTTGGTTGAAATCATGTTTGATTTATCAACGCTTAAAATAACGCTTTGTATACCGACAAATGATTGCATTCCTGCACTCAAGTCTGTTGCTATTTTGTTCAACGCATTTTTGATGTTGGTTGAAATCACATTTGATTTATCAACGCTTAAAATAACGCTTTGCATACCTGCACTCAAGTCTGTTGCTATTTTGTTCAACGCATTTTTGATGTTGGTTGAAATCACATTTGATTTATCAACGCTTAAAATAACGCTTTGTATACCGGCAAATGATTGAATGCTTGCACTTAAGTCTGTTGCTATTTTATTTAATGTGTTTAAAGATAATATTGATACTTCATATGCTTTTAAGTGGATAGGTGTATTATTGTCTATCTCGTTAATAGGCTTAGCCTCTTTTTTCTTATTTCCAACTGCAATACCTTCATGAATTTTTTCAAGTATTTTATATTGATTGAGCAGTGTATTTTTAATACTGGTTGAAATCATGTTTGATTTATCAACACTTAAAATAACGCTTTGCATGCTGGCAAATGATTGCATGCCTGCATTCAAGTCTGTTGCTATTTTGTTCAACGCATCCTTAATGTCGGTTGAAATCATGTTTGATTTATCAACACTTAAAATGACGCTTTGCATTCCTGCACTCAAGTCTGTTGCTATTTTTTGAAGCGCATTCTTAATGCCGGTTGAAATCATATTTGATTTATCAACGCTTAAAATAACGTTTTGTATGCCGGCAAATGATTGCATTCCTGCATTCAAGTCTGTTGCTATTTTTTGAAGCGCATTTAAAGATAATATTGATACTTCATACGCTTTTAGGTGGATAGGTGTATTATTGTCTATTATATTAATGGACTTAACCTCTTTTTTCTTATTTCCAATAACAATACCTTCATGAATTTTTTCAAGTATTTTATTTTGCTTAATCAGCACGTTTTTAATACTATTTGAAATTACATTTGATTTATCAACACTTAAAATAACAGTCTGCATTTGAGTCATTGATTCCGCTGCAATTTTTTCAATTTTTTGCAACGCATTTAACGATAATACTGATACTTCGTACGCTTTTGGGTGGATAGATGACATTAATTAATTTTTGTTTAGATTAATCGATTAACTCGATTGAATCTTTTTTTGCATTTTTTAAAATTGAATCTAAATCGTTACCGCTATAATTTGATTTCAAATCTTTTAATATTTTTGGAGTTTTGGCATCACTCTTTTTAATAACGTTTTCTACTTTTAGAATATTATTATCTAATTGGTCGATTCTGAACTTGATTGATTTTAATTCCTCTTCTAGTGATTCTATTTTATAATCATCTACAAAAGACCTATTCTGCTCTTTATTAATTTTAAATTCTATTTCAGATTTTAAATCAATTAATTCTGTTAAAGACATTTTTAACATTTTTCTCTCTCTATATGCTGCAATGATAGGCTCTGCAATAACCATGCCTACGGTAACTGCTGCAATAGCGATTGTTATTGGATCGACAAATTCATTAATTGCTTGTGAATTTTTTAAATCGTTACTAAATTCTTCAAAAGTTTTCATCATTGTTGGTTCTTTAATTTATTATATATATCGTTTTTTTATAAAACGAATTCAATTAACACAAAAAAGAGGTCCTATAGGACCTCTTTTATTTTACATTTTTGGCATATTAAATGATGGCATTTTCATATTAGGCATTTTCATATTACCCATTGCTCCAGATGTTGCATCATTTTGACCTTGGTTTTGTTTATTCTCCTCTTTAATATACTCTATCAGGTCTTTAACAAGGTAGTGAAATTCATAGTATTCCATACCCTCAAGCTCTGATGGTTGCATATGAAGTTTAAGATATATGTGAAACTTTGTCTTAAAGAAGTTCTCCAGCGATATCTTGAACAATGAAAAGAGATTTGATCCCGTCACGAAAACTAATAGGAACCTCTTCCTCCTCGTCCCCTAATTGTACTAGCATATTTGGTTGAATTCCTACTTTCATCTTTTCAGCCAATGTATACACCAGATTGTATTTTTTATTAGACCATCCGTTTAAATCCATTTCGAATTCAAAGATTGTTTTATCATTAAAATTTCTCCAATCTCTATGCAAATATGGAATAATTTGAAGAACAGATTGATCAATTTTAACATTTTTTTGCTGTTTTTCTTTAATATACGAAGTAATTTTTTGCATAACTCCAATCGCTGGTGGAATCATTTCAATAGTACCAAATGAACGGGTTTCAATCATAAAAGATTTTCTATCACTATCATAATATTTATCAAGTTCGGTAGGAATTTTAAAGTATTGAAAATATTCTTTTTTAATTTCAATATCGTGTTTTTCTCCTTTTTTAGATGTATGGTCAATTTTTAAATTTGATTCTGGCTCTGGAAAGGTCAAGTCTCTAATAGACAAAATAACGTAAAAACGGTCCTCTTCTAAAAGGTCTTTATATGATAATCGCTTTGATGTACATATAATTCTTGTACAAGAATCTACTATTTCGTTTAATTTATCATCAATATCTAAAACGTTAGATTCATCTATTGTTGAAAATTGTCTAACCTCTGCAACTTTAGCAGAACGTATTGAAAGCTGTGTTCCTTCTGGATAAAACATGCCTCCCGAAGGAAGAGAAAGTAATGGGATTAAATGATAACCTAAATGGAAATCAGCATCTTCCGCTCTCTCTCCGGTAAATCTTTCCATATTAACCTTTCCTAGGTTTAAGGGTGTTTCTTGAACGGTTTGCTGTTGAACTTCTGGTTCATAAACTTCCTGTGTTTCTACAGATTGAACCATATTTTTATACTGTTCATCTAAGTTTAAATCGTTTTTTGGTTTTGTGCTCATAAATTATTTGTTTTTAAGTTTTTTGATGTCAATTTTATTAAATATTTTAATCTCTTCTGCTCTTTTATCTATTTCAGTTCTTATAACATCTCTAATAAATGCTGAAATTGAAATTGGTCTTTGCCCTGTTTCAATAGCATCACTAAGTATTATTCGATTAATTAGGGTTACTTCATCTTCTGATAATAGAACTTGTAACTTCTTGGTTAATTTGTCCATACATATATTATATTATCATTATATTATGTTTTTGTTTCAAAAAAATATAGGGAACAAATCAATTATTCCCTATACTTTATTAAATAATTATGCTAGAACTTCTTTCCAAGCATCACATCTCCATGTTACTTCTAACGCAGCAGGATCTTTAGTTTCGTAACTTAATTCATTAGTGAAACCTAAAGCTCCAGAAATTTGACAGTCTTCTAAAGTTACAGTTCTATAAATATCTCCAGCTCTGTTGAACTGTACGATAACAATAGTACCTACGTAATCTTTTTTAAGACCCATTGTACCTGTGTTTGGATCGTATCTTAAGTTATACCATTGTCTCATTGACTTGTATAAATAAGCTTGATTTGCTTCATTTAAGTTTAATGAGAAGTTAATAGTTACATCAACTGCAGTTCCATCAGGCATACCAGCAAAAGATCTAGTAACCCATTTGTATTTTTGTTCTACAGCAGCAATTTCTTTATATAATTCTAATCCTGAGATTGAATTAACGTGCTGTAAAAGTAGTGGAGCATCTGCAACACCAGCAGGTGGAAGTACTGTAACTTCAAACAGGTTAGGCTGGATTGGTTCAAAATTTCTACCTTTTTTAGAGGTTTGGTCTTGTGAATAGTGTGGTAATCCCATGTTAATTAATTTTTATTTTTTTATATATCATTATTATATCTTAGCTAGATGAAATTTCTCCAGTATTTAAAACAGTTGTTCTGTGAACTACAATTTCTAAACCTTTAACTGGTTCTACATAGGTATCAATTATACCCATATTATTATCAATAACCTCATTCGTGTTGTTTGTTGAATCCATTACATTTTTAAACTCATAAACGCCACTGTCTTGTTTAACACTTTCTAAGAATGAATCTGCAAGGGTCTTGATTTCAAGTCTTGTTTGTGCAGTATTAAATTCAAATACGTAATCTTTAAGAATATTAGCCATACCGTCTTGAATATAAATAAGTACCTCTCTTACGTGAGCAGAAGAAAGTGCAGATTTAATAGATTGTTGGGCAGTTTTATTACCTAAGATAGTTAAACCAGTTCCTCTTTGGAATACAATTGGATTGATTCCAAATGGCTCTAGAATATCTCTATCACCTTTATCAAAAGAATATTCAACCCCTTTAACGTTTGTACCCGCAACAACTCCTCTTCTTGGACCAGCAACGATTGACCATGGAAGGGCGTTCGTGTATTTGTCGATGTAGTTGTTACATACATAAGCAGCCGGAGGAACAATAATGTCTTTTCCATTGTCGCTTACGATTAAACCAGGTCCGTAGTAGAATGCGTAATTTGCACCTTGATTAATACTTGGTAGGGCATATATTTTAGTAGGGTTTTTATCTTGATTACCACCTGCTGCGATATAAGCAGTATCAAAACCTCCAAACTCATCAGTAAAAGATGGGTCATCAGATTTTTTAAAATCTTCAATTGTTGGTGCATTTAATATTGCAGCAGCATTTTGTCTGTCTTTTGCTAATTGAGAAAGGTTACTCTTATTGTTTAAGCCATTCTCATCAAAAGATGTAAAAGTATCTACAACATATCTAAAATCAATAATATCTTTGTCGATTAGGGCGTCATAGATTCCATTACCTCCAGAAAGAACTGATAAATAGTCGCTTATTTCTTTTCCAGTTATATTTGCTTTTGGCAATACAAAGGTTTTGTAAACTAATGAAGCTTCTTCATATGATTTAATAATTCTACCGTCATACGCAGGTTCTATATCAGTATAAACTGTAAAGATCGTCTCTCCATCAATATTTATAGGTGCTTTTGCAACTCTATTGACTCTTGCAAGTCTATCTTCTGTATTCGAGTCGACATAGTGTCCAACTTTAATTGGGAAAGGGGAAGGTACATTTATTAGAACGGTTGCAGTTCCAGTTGGACTTCCTGGAACTGTGTCTTGTGCTGTTAAATTGTTAACAATTTTAAATTTATTAGTTGCTACATTAGTTGCAGTTCCGGTTATGTTAAAAAGGCTTGGAGTTAACCCAGTAATAGTTACCGTTTGCCCGTTTTGGATTCCATGTGGAGTACTTGTAGTATATTCTATTTCAGTACCACTAGCACTAGCACTAGTTACTGTTGCTACAATATTATCATATGTTACTGTGAAATTTGATGAATTGTTAGCAACAGTACCGCCTACAAAGTTTTCAGAGATTTCTCTAGCTTCAGACGGAACATAATGAGATAGTAATTCATAGTTTTGGTTACTATCATGAACATGTCCTACAAAATCAACTTTAGTTCCTTGCTCGTCCATAACATCATCTTCATTAACTGCACAGAATAAACCAGTTCTTCTAGCCTCTGCGTTAACAATTGATTCAATATATAAGTTTCGGCCTTCAAGGTCTTTAAATCCTGGTAAGATAGAACCTGTATATTGTGCAATTAAACTAACTTGTCTAAGGTTTGCAAATTGTGCAAGTTTTGTTTTATCTAAACCGTCTTCTGTAAAATAGGCAGAATAGATTGGGTCATTTGACATTGCAACAGAATCAAATTCTCCTTTGAATACAAATACATCAATCATAAAATCTGACAATTTGTCAAAATCATTTAAGTATTCTGGAACGTTTCCAACACCATACCATTCTCTTGCAGTTAGGTCAAATTCTTTAACGTCTTGAGCCTGTCTTACAATAATTGTAATTGGTTCTTGTTTAATATTCACAAAGTTTAGAATGTGGTCATCATCAGGAACTATAGTTGCTAATGTTTGGGCATCTGAAGGAATCATAAATTTGTCATTATCAAAGAAAGTTGCATATCCTGAAGTACCACTATCAGAAGTAATACCGATTGCTCCAGCACCTCCACATGTTACTGGACTTTGGTAAGATGCAACATCTCCTTGAGTAAACTGCTCAAGATTTAGGGCCAATATTGGACCTCTTGAAAGAGCTTCGATACAAGATCTGTGGAAAAACATTCCCTTTTTTTCTAAACTTTTATCAATGTTTCCAAACACATTTGTAAGAGTTTCAACTGAATCGATCAAAACCGGTGTGTTGTAAGGACCTTTTTTAGAGTGACCTACCATTAATCTAAGAGTCTCAACATTTATATTTGCTGTCTGAGATTTGTCAAACTCAAGTCTATAAACTCCTGAGCTTTTAAAATTTAATAATTGCGGACTTAGTGCCATAATTTTAAGTATTTTTTTTCTTTTATTATATATCTAAATTAAAATGGAAATTTTATAATAAATCATAAATAAATCATAAATAACTTAGTATCAGAGACCTTTATTATTCTAACAATGAATAAATATCAAATTGTAAATCACCTTGAAAATCATTATTTTTATATAATACTTTTTCCATGAGTTGATGCTTTTCAGGTTCTATAATATCCAATAGTTCTTCAACATAATCGGCATAATCAACTGTTGTAAAAAATTCAGTTGCAGTAATACATGTCATTATTGAATCATCATTTCCCATTTGGGCGCCATAACTTCCATTTTTAACAATTCCAAAAAGACTTGCCTCTTGAACTGTTTGTACGTCATTTATTTTAACCCTATTTATTTCAATAAACTTTTTAAAGTTTTGACAAAACACTGATTTATTATCGGACTTTAATCTAATTCCAGGTTTTGGTGCTTTTGCATCGTGTCGATGTTTAAACCTTAAGACCAATTCATCTTCAAATTCATTTCGACCGGGGAAAACTGTTGAAAGGTACTGTAATAAGATACTTCCATAAGTATTATATTCGATAATCAATTTAACGTTTTCAGGATTAAATACATCAAGGGCCAGTATGTACAGGATTTTTGCAAAATCTTCGATTGGATGCTCGTTACTCCTGAATATTCCAACTTGATTAATCCGGAAGAAATCATACATCGCACCTGGATTAATATAATTCTCTATGTCCTTGTCTGGGAGTGGTTCAACTTCAAACATATTTATAACTGAATAGTCTCCTCCATTTCCTTCTGCAATATCAACAGTAAACAGATAATATTTTTCTTCATTTCCGGCCTCTTCAATATCAAAGCTTGGGTTAAATGAAAGGAATCCTTGAGTATCGATGTGGGCATTTTCAAACTCTTCAATATCATGCCAAACAAATTTCTTAGCATTCTTTCGGATATTTTTCATCGTACCAGGGCTCAATAATAAACTGGATGAACTGGTAAACTCATTACCATATTGTCTATTGAAAGCATCTTCAGAACCTAAGTTTCCAAGTTCTCTTTTATACCACGCGTCATCCCTGTCTGGATGTTGCCACCAATCGATTCGGGTCGCTTTATATTCATTAAGTCCCTTTTCAGCATCGGCATAAATTTCATAGAACTTATTAAATCCATTTGGTGTAGAAGTAATATTAATTCTCGAAATCTTAGAAGCAGAAAGCGTAGGGTAAACGTTTTCATAGAATGAGTTTACAATCGTTGGGTGAACGTGAGCAAACTCATCAAGATATAAATTGTGGATAGTAAAACCAATACCAGACTTAGCAGTAGTTGACTGACCAACAAGTCTACAACCATTATCAGCCCTTACATTCATTACGTCATATTTAATAATCCCAGGCTTCATAAAGAATGGAAGGTTCTCAATTACAACTTTAGCCTTGTCAATAATCTCTTTGGTTGACTCAGATTTATTTGCAAGCAATAAGGTGGTCTTGTCATAATTAAATGTAAGGTACCATGCATTAAAAATACTGGCAGTTACGGTTTTACCCATCTGTCTGGATGCTAGGACAATATTAAAACGGTTATGTTGAAAGTCCCGTAGAAGGTCTTTTTGATATTCACGCAGTTTTACCCTTTGAATACCATTATCGGTCATTACAACAGCGTAAGTTTCTGCAAAGTAAACAATATCATTTGCGCACTTTGCAATTTCTTTAAGTTCTGCTTCAGTATATTCAAACACAATATTACCTCGACGCAAGAATTGTTTTCCCTCGTAGAATGGCATACTGACCTGGGGTCTGTAACCTTTATCCAAGGCAACCATTAAGTCATTAATAATTTTGGTTGACCATACTAGTTTTTGTGCATCTTTGTCTGATTCTCCTGAGGGGATCCATTTATTATCACCCAAGTATCCTTCATTTGCCATATTATTCTGTTATTTCAACATCTTGAATGTCAGTTTCAGCGGAATCAATTCCTTCGCGGATCATTCTCATCAGGTCTTTAGTACCTCTTTGAACATTTCCAGAACCTGCGTCTCCGCCTGAAACTTCTATTTCTCTGATGTTATCTCGTTTTCTGTATATCTCAATATCTCTTGCGATTCTTTTGGCGCTCTCTTCAGTTGCCATTAAATACATTGTTTGAGATTTGATTATATCGAGCATTGATTTTTGTAGGGTTGCCAGTACTTCAAACATTCTTGGTGCAACTTCACCATCTTCAATAGCGTTAAGTAGAGTTGTAAGAGCCCGTTCTCCTGCTTGAAGTTGATACACTAATGAACTCATTGTCATTTCATCCATCTTCTTTTTAGCCTGAATGTATTCGTCCCGTTCTATAATATCCTCATCTAAGTAGAACTTCATTAAGGCTGTGATGGTTTTCTTGGCCTTTCTGGTAGAGCTCTCTTTAAGTTCGGCAAAACTGAGTTGATTTTGAGGTCTTCTTGCGGGAAGTTGTACATCAGTTTCAATTACTTGGGATATTTCTCCGGCGCTAGCACCAATCAACTCATCGAGGTCTTTTCGGATATCCTCGGCCTGGTCCTTTATACTTTTATTTTCTGACATATAAATTTGTTTTATTAAATTATATATCGAAATTAACGAGGGTTGGCATATTTTTGGAATCCTATGCTTGGAATTGCGTTATCAACAATAATTGCAAGTTGATTATCTCGCACAACATATTGATTTAAAATATTTGAATGCTGCTCAAATTCAATAGGAGTATCAAATACTCTAAGGTTTGTTATTAGCATGCTGTTCGCAACCAATTCAAATTTTGCTTGAGAAGTCCAAATCTGCTCTTCAACTTGTGTTACTATTTGGGTAAATTCATTGGTTAAATTACTAGTAGTATTTTGAGGAAGCATCATATTGTTTGATGTATCAAGACTATATATTGACGCAGACATTTGGAGGAATTCATTATTAATATTAACAACATAGCCATACCACTTTGCAGGGTTGAATGTTATTCCATGGGTAAAATATTGAGTACCCTGTGGAGTTATAACAATTAACTCAGTATTGCTTATTGTAATTGAAAACGTATCATCAGTATCTCCAATTAATGTATAATTTAGGGGTGAATCTGTTGCAAATCGAGGGGCAAACCACGAAGAGAATGCGATTCCATGTCCTGATTTAAGTTCAGATTGGGCTTCATAAATTACAGCAGAATCTCCTGTTGTCATATTTGAAAAATCATAGTAGTTTTTACTTACAACAGTCCATCTATTTTTTAAGGCATAATCAATTATTCTAAGTTTTTGATCGACAAAAGTTCTGATCCCATCGGTATGCGTACTAATAACAGTTTGGAATATTTCTGGTTTAAGATTCTTTTTATATTCGTCTTGAATTCTTTCTCCAAATATTTCTTCAATTCCAGTTATTAGCACATCAGTGTCATCATCAAATTGTCCTTTGATAACATCCCCGCGATCTTGATATTTAACAAGTTTAACTTTCCAATATGAATGGCTTCTATTAAATTCATCTGCTAGGGAAACTGAATTTATTTCATACATTTTATTAATGATTGGAATAAACATGTAATCCTTGTTTCTTGGATATTTTCCTGCTCCAAAATGTGTTTCAAATTCTTCAGCAGTTATATGAATTTCAAAATCCTCTAATTCAATTCCAAATATATCATAAGTATGTGCTTCAGTCGGAAATTCATTATCAGGAACCAGTATCTTTATTGTTTGCTTGTTAGTTACATTATGTAATGAATATTCCATTAAAATAACATCCGTTGTTCTTGCGTCAGGTTCTGTTTTAAAGTAGGTAACTTGATGTCCAAAGATGCCATTTACAATATTGACAAGTTGCTTATACATTTTAACCGATTTTGTAAGAGCATAAGGATTAAATTGATTTGAAGTATTACATGTAACTTGAATATTTGCGCATCCATTCATTGAAAATGGGTCAGTACAATCTGTGCAAAAATTAGGACATGATTCAATAATTCCGGCCTCAGTTTCAATTGTAAATTCTATTGAAAGGAATGTTATAGTATTTCCAGTTTCTAATCCAGCAACTTCAGATTTAACATCAATGTAAAGGGGTTTTAGGTGGTCAAATGTAATTCCTTGTATATCTCCAGATCCTGTTCCATGATTTAATGGAGCAAATTCAGAAAAAGATTTACCAGTAGTGGACCATCTAAATTCATATTCAAAAAAAGTTACAGTGTCTGTTGTTGTATAATATTGTGCGTTTGTAAAATTGTATTGTAGTGGTACGGTAACACTTAATTCAGTATTGCTAATAACAACATCAATTACGTATGTGATGTTACCAACAATTATAGAATCTCCACCAGCAAATGATATATCGAATTGAGTTTCATATCCATAAATATGAGTTGACCCGCTTGAACCCGTAACATTTCCAGTCATATTTCGTTTTTTAACACCTGCAACTATGTTCCAATCGAGTATGTTAACTACATTAAGATATGGTTGTTGGATAGATGCGACAAAGAAATCTCCATATTCATTTGCTGTATATTTGGTTACCATTATTCTTCTTTATTTTTATTTATCGTGTCTTGTGGAGCATAAACCTCTCCAGCTAGCCAAGATGCTACAAATCCAGTTAATGATACAAAATATAGTGCAAGTTCTCCTAAGTTTGCTTTAAACCAAATGGCTCCACAACCTGCAATAGCCCAAAGAATAACAATAACATATATCATTACCTCTTTTCTGGAATTTGGTCCCTTCTTAAGAATTGCTGATTTTGAGCTTGGTTTTTTAGATTCAGCCCATACATAAGTTGCAGCATATGCTGTTAGGGATCCAAAATATATCGAAAGGTCTGTGAAGCTTGCCTCTTTGAAGGCTCCAAAAAGTCCCATCCCTACCCAAAGAGCGACTATAATATAGATTAATGCCTCTCTTTTACCAAAATTACTAAAGAAATTCATAGTTAAACGTTTTTCTTTATATATTCACAAAATATTAGTAGTCGGTAATTAATAGGATTAGTGGGTCCTCTTTCTCAATTTTTGACTCAAGTATATCCAGAATATCGGTAACTATTCCAGCCTCTAAGTCTTCAGGGTCTTTTTCTTCGAGATAAAAAAGTATACTATCATAAAGTTCCTTTGCATTGAGTCTAGCAAATGGAATTCCCTCTTCAAGAATATCAAGTTCTTCTAGAATTTTATTAACTAATGGAAGTTCAGTATCTTCATATAGGTCATAAAGTCTAAATGTTGCAGCTAGCAACTTAAAACTAAATTGAATCATTTTTACACTGTCAACTTCAATAAGCCTTGTATATTTTTTATCCTTGTTAAGTGTAAATTTAATGTACTGCAAATTTTCCATTTCTAACAATATTTGGAAAAGAAAAAAGACTGTGTTGATTTCTTTATGCATGAAATCAGAACCTACTGATTTAATTCTATTAATAGAATTTTGATAATATGTATCTAATATGTATTTTAATTGGGATGCCGATATCATTATAGAGTCATTTCCAAGTTCGATAAAATCAGTATCGTTTTGGATTTGTGCCCATAATTTATTGTCAATGTAATTATATTTGTACAGTGTAACGTCGATCGCCGTTGGCATCGAACTAAATTCAAATTGTTCCATAGTCGGGTATTAATATACCTGCATAGAATTCTCTATCCTCTGTAAAGAGATGTAAAGTTCTTCTTTAGCAAATTTTTCAAGTTCTTTAAATTCTCTTTTGCCAATTTCATTCTTTTCCATAAAGAATGAAATAGCCTCTTCTGATGGTATATATTTGCTTTTTGAAGTCACTTCTTTTTCAGGCTTTTTGGTCTTGGTATAAATCCAGCCCGGAACACTCTTAAACCTGGCAGCAACGAGAGACCAACTATCAATTACAGCAAGTGGATTAATCCCATTCTTATTAAATAATTGGGCATTTGATGGGTACTGAATCGAAAAGAAGCGATTAATCATAAAATGATGTCGCTTCTTATTGTTGTTACTTATTTTTTTATATTCAGCCGGTTTAGTGAATAAGATTTTTATAAAATCAAATAGTTTTGTTTCGTCTAACATTTTTTATTGCTTTTTCAAAAAGTTCAAGTTGTGTACTATTTATATGGGTTTTTCGTAATTTGTTTACCTCTGCAATAACCCTTTCAAAGTCACCGTCTTTATGAACTTCTATTAAGATTTCTGTTAAAATATCCTCGCTTGTCATGTTAAAATAGTGTATTTATTTTTTTAGTTTCAGGTTGTTGAGAGACTTTATCAAGTTGAAGTGTAGCAAATGGATCAAAACTCTTTGGAGCTCCACTTCCGGTTGAACCTTTAGAATTCCATTGAGTTCCTTCCAATATCTTTTCCATCTGAGTTAGGCCGGCCAATCTGGTTTCAACCTTAAAATCTTTCTCAATTTCATCATATATTGCTTTCTGTATGCCACCTGGTATTGTGTTAAAGTGCAAGAGCATTAGGTCAAGATTTTGATTAAATCGTAGACGGATTTCATCAATTGTAGATTTACCAACAACTTCATGAATCATATCAACAATCGTTTTAACCTGATCTTCAGAGAAAAAATGGTCAATGTGGAAGTTACCTTCAATTTCACGATATTTTTCTAGGATTTGAAGAGCCTGCTTTTCAGTGATTGAATAGTTTCTGATAGAACCTGAACTGGTTCTTTTAGTCCATGAAACAACTGATTGAATATTATCACTTTTATCTCCTTGTAGGATTTTAGAAAAGATAAAATCATCACAATTAATCTCTTCTATTTCTACACCATTTTTAGCTATCCAACCTATAAAATCACCTTTAAGTTGGTTATTTAATACATCAGCAGAACCCATGTTAAATAATAGGTCATCATTAGAAATTTCTACCTCATTAGGTTTATTAATAAGATTTTCGAAACCTTCAAATGCTAATAGTCTGCGTTTAGAATTATAGTACCATAAGGTATATGCATCAGTTGCTTCATTATAATTAACTAATTGAATAAGGTCACGGTCACCAGTCCAAACAATACAATTTTTACCTTCATTATTTAAGTGTGTCGACCATCCAAAAAGAATATCATCTGCTTCTGCACCAGGTACTTTGTGTATAATAACACCCTGCGCTGCAAGAATATCTTGGAATTCTGTATAAACATTAAATACATTTTCCCAGTTAACTGAACTATCAGCAACTCTGGTACCTTTATATTCTGCTGTTGGGAATAGGTCTTTACGCCAAGATTTTGAATCAACTGCAACTACTATTTGGTCGACGAAAGGGGTCATTTTTCGGACCTCTGATGCAAAGTCAATACATAGTTTTCTCATGAATTGTTCTTGTCCATCTCTGTCTCCTAATAATTGTTCTTTTTTAGGACGTGGAAGTACAAAAAGTCTACTATGCACGAAGTAATTTCCGTCGATAATAAGTGTGTGTTTTCCTAGTTTCATAGTTTTATAATTTATTTATGTAAATATAATAAAAAAATCTGATACGGTAAAATATTTTGTGTTATATTTTTACATTATTTTTTATTATTTCTGGCATTTCGTATATTGTATTATTTAATATTGGTTCAAAATACCAATCTATTATTTTTTGCCTTTCAGTTATTCTATAATGATAATTGTAACCATTTTCGATTGTCTCATCAGACCATGCCATTGAGGACCATTTTTGGTGACGTTCAATCGTTGTTTTAAAATCACTTTTATGCATGTGAATTAAAAATAATCTATCATTGACATGCGTGTCAGGTTGCCAAATATTATCTATTTTATATTTATGAAAACCTATTCCCCAGTCAAGTTGACTCCTTGAGATTAATGTTTTTCCATACCATTGCTGGTCAGGGTACCAATATTTAATTTGAGGAGACCATGGCTCATCCTGTTTTAGGTCTTCTTGTAGGGTTGGTATGTGAATTACTTCATACCCTCTACATGTTACTATGTCATGGGATTTTGTTAAACCTTGTAGAAATCCTTTTAGCCCTCCTTCATCATGATAGTATAGTATCTCATCAACATCTAATGGAATCACAAAATCGTATCCTTCAGATTTTAACAGGACCATGTTCTTTTTTATTTCATTAAAAACTCCAGGTGCATCTAGAATATCGACCTTAGTGTGTATTATATTTGCATTTGGACGGATTACATCAACTATGTACTCTTTAGACGAACCAAAATCTAGAATATAAATATCCTTACTATCTAAATGTTGCCTATAGTACTCAAAGAATTTATGAATAAATGTATTTTCATCTTTGATTGGACAAATTATTGCTACTTTTTCCATATTAACCGTTAACTATTGTTTGAATTTTATATACACATGCAAGTAGCGTAATCACCGGGTCGATTACAAGTGTTCGCTGTGCTTGGTGTTCTGCAACACAAATTGCAATTTGCGGAATGTGTCGGGCATTTTGTGGCTTCTCTGTCTGTATGTATTCAATAAATTCCTGACCAAGTGTTTGTAAGACATCATCTACCCTATTTGAATATTCACCAACAATGTACTTATAGTTAACTACAGGGTCCATTTGATTAAAAATAAGGTCAAACATATCTTTATAAACTGAGTTAAATTTCTTAACGTCATCTATTGTAATATTCTGAGTACCTTGTGTCTTATATCCTTGTAATTTATTAAGAGTACTACGTAAGTCTGGAAAGTTTCTTTTAACAAATTCTACCAGGGCAGGTTTTTCAATTGTCATTCCCTCTTTGCCACAAATATCATAAACTCGTCTAATATATTTCTTGGTCAATTCGTTTTCTTCTGCTTTATCAAAATCAAAATTAATAACTTCAAAACGTGAAAGAATTGGATCTGGGATTTTATTAACATAATTGCATGTTGCAATAAAACGTGAGTTACTTGCAAACTGCTCCATGGTTGCACGAAGTGCTTTAAAGAATTGGTCAGATACACCATCAACCTCATCTAATATTACAACCTTAAATTTTCCTTGGTCATCCAAGATTGACATCGTTGAACAGAAATCAGTGATCCGGGTTCTAATTACATCGACTGAAGTATCGGTAGATGCATTAATGTAGAGGTATGGTAATCCAAATTGATTAACAATAGCTTTTGCAGTTGAAGTTTTACCAGTTCCAGGGCTACCTGCCAATAACATGTTCTGTGTTAATCCATTTTCAAATTTTGACATTACACGTTCTGGAAGGATTAGGTCTTCTAAATTTTTAGGACGATATTTTTCTGTAAAAAGCGCTTGAATCATTTTTTAAGTTTAAGTTTATAGGTATTATATAAGACAGTCTCTATAAGTTTCAGATAAATATCGTATGGCTTTTAATAACAAATACCCAAAGATTCGCAGAACTGGAGGACCCTATCCAAGGAATAGATATGGCGTATGTTATGAAGGTCTCTCTAGACAACAGCGACGTCTTCTATTAGAGAATCCACTTATTAAGGAAAGTGCCCAATCTGACCAGTTCCTACATATTATTTTTGAAATGTGTAAGCATAAGAATGATTCGAAGCGGGACAGGTACTATTATGATTGGTCGACTGGAGAACTCATGAAGAGTGAAGAGCTTGGGGAGAGCTATGATACGATTGATTGGACTTGTGCACTCTCTGGTGAACCTATCCGGGCTAATATAAATAACTTTAATGCAGAGAACTTTGTTCATCCTGATTATCACGATACTCTTGGTGGTAAGACTGTGGATGGTAGAATCCTCAAATCTTCGGTTGCCTTTCAACAACACGTAAAAAAACTCCTATTGAATCAACAAAAGGAGTTTTTAAATATTGCAAGAAAAAATTCTAAATTATAGTAATCTAGAGAAATTATCTTTAACATTAAAGTTATTATACTTTGATTCATTTAAGGTATTTGAATATTCAGCCTTTTTAATGATATTATTGTATTTTTGGTGTAATCCAGTTCCTTCATCAAGTTGCCAATCAAGTTTAGAACCTATTTCAGAGGCTAATTCATTTAAACCAGCAGTTTTTGCTCTATTAACTAGAGATTCTTGTGCACTTTGTTGAGCTTCTTTTTCTGCTCTTTTATCTTCAGCAGACGGTTCTAATTGTTTAATTGCAGCCTGTTCTTCTTTGTATTTTGTCGTAAGTTCTGCAATTTTCTCTCTGTATGATGCCGCTTTTTTAGGGTCATCTTCAAGACCTGAGATTCTTTTAATTACGGCAAGTTTACCTGCAATTTTTTCATTATGAAGAGCTTTAGTTACTATATCACCTTTAGTACTAAATTTATCATCTACTAGCGATTGTAGTGAGTCAGCTTGGTCTTTAATTTGAGTTGCTTTCGCATTGATTCTTTCTTTTTGAGTAGCATCACTAGCATCTCTTGCTGCAGATTCTATATCGGCAATATTTAATCTTATTTTATTAACTTTGGCTTGAGCTGCTTTAGCTTTTGGCATCCACCAAATCCATTGCCAAACTTTACTTGGAGCCTCTCCATCAGTTTCATTTAATTCATTAAATTCCGGAGAATCAAGTTCTTCAGTTAATTCTTTAACAAGACTGTCTAGAGAACTTATAATTGTATCGACGTCTCCTGCTAATGTTTTAGTTGGAGCTGTTGCAACCTCTTCAAGTATATTAGTATACCAATTTTCAAATGTGTCCATATTTTAATTTATTTTGTTATGATAGATTATATATCACAAAAAAAGGGAACTGATTTCTCAGTTCCCTTTAAGTATCTTAGAATGTTAGTTCTAATTCTAATATTAAGTTGTAGCTAAATTTAATAAGTTATAGTTACTAACTCCATTAGTTAATGTATCACCATTTACTCTAACAGTAAATTTAACATACTGCGTTTCAGGGTGGAATCCTGCATCAACTAGAGCAAATCTAGATTTAACAGCTACTTTAGGAGCCATAGTTCCTTCAGCAATAGCTTGAACTGATTCAGCCATTAAGTAAGGCATAAATACAATACCAGGTCCGTTTCCGTCTCCTTTTCTACCAACTGCGATAGAATAATCATTCCATTGCATTGTTGGATCAGTGTATATGTTAATTCCAGCAACAGATCCTAATGGGTAGATAGCTCCAGCAGCTTGTGCGAAAGTATTTGCCATTGGGTTTGCAACGAAACCAGCAATTGATTGTAAAACTGTAGCAGTTTGTGGTCCACATACTGCAAAGTTACCAGCACCTCTTCTACCACGGTTAGCAATTAAGTTAGCAGCAGCTAAGATTTGAGAAAGGATTCTTCTGTGAACAGAAGGTAAAGTTTCTCCACCAGCACCTAAAGCAGTTGCAAGAGGTAAAGTTATATCAAATCCATTAGCACTAAATGCTCTAGTAACATTAAGAGCACCTAATGTTCTGATTCTTGCTAAAATGTATTGGTTAATACCTTGAGTTAACTCATTAGTTAAAACAGCTTCAACTTGAGCAACAGCGTCAACTCCGAATTGTTTTAAATCTTGAACTTGCTCTCTTGTAACAGCAGCAGCAACTTGGAAAGTTTCAGCTGAAACGCTTTTAGAGAATAAAGATAGACCCATTAATTTGTCTGGAGTTTGTTCTCCAGCCTCTCTTGAGAATGGATTACCAGCAGTATCAGCAGCAGCAAATCCTCTAATGTGGTCTTCTAATGCTTTAACTAATTCTACAGTTACATCGCCAGACGATACGCTAAATAAATCAGCAACAGTTCTAGCAGCACCACCGGCGTTAGTTACATAAGTATTACCAGCAGCATTAACTTTATAGATGCTTTTACCATCGATACGAGATGTACCAACTAATACAGCACCTACTTGAGTACCTGCAGTACCTGAATCAATATCAGCTAAAACTACAGTATCTCCAGAAACTTTTACGTAAGTTGGAGCAGTAGATCCACCAAAAGCAGATGGAGATGCACCTGTTTTACCACCTTCATAAGTAAAGTCTAAGTAAGATAATAATCCCATTGGACCAGCCATAGGAACTACTGGTACTAAGTCAAGACCGATAGTTTGAGCAGCAACTTGCATTGCTAAAGGTAATAATGATGGAGACTTGTCTCCAGAACCTTTAGTAGTAGACATACCGTTTGTGAAAGTATTACCAGGTAAAGTTGTAGCACCCATACCAAAGATATTTCCTGCGTTACCTAAGGACATTTGAGAAGCATCTTCGTATAATTTGTGGTTATGACAGTATTCTGACATCCAAGCTAATTTGCTTGCATCGTTGATACCTGTCGCAGATTCGATAATCGGAGCCCACGTTGCTCTGATTTCTGCTTCATTAATTAAATTTGCCATTTGTTAAATTTATTTTTTTTAATGGTTTTATGTTTTCGTATATTACGAGTTTTCGATATTATTTCAGTTTTTTGCTTCTTAACTGAGCATCGAATATGTTTTAATAAGTATTATATATCTACGTTTTTTTTGAATTTTTTAAAAAAACCAAAAAAACATATTTTATCCGTTAAATTCGTATCCTAGGGTGTTTTCAACGTATTGTTCCATATCAGATCGAACCTCTTCTAGATCTTCATCATCATAATCAACAAGTTCCTCATCCATTAGATAGTCCATGAACATATCCATGTCTTCTGCTTCCCAAGAATCATATTTTTTCATTCGATCTTTCCACCATTTATCAGCGGCTTTCTCGATTTGTTTTTGTTTATTTTCATTAATGAAATTTTCAAATAGTTGAATGTATTTCATAATTATCTTTTAAATCGTTTTGCAATTTCAGCACCTAATTCAGTAGCGTCATAACCTAGAGTTTTAACATCTTCAACCACTGATTCATTTACCATAGCGATTTTTTCCATTACTGGAGCAACCTCTCTAAGGTCTCTAGTTTGCCAGAAGTTTGCAACTTGGTAAGCTGTTTCTAATTTGTGATATTTAGATTGTGCTATGATTTGGTTTTTCTTACCTTCAGAACATTTAGCCCAAGTATCATGGTATTCAGTTGGCATTAATTTAATAACTGTAGGAGCATTATTAGTTTCTACAACTCCTGATAATGAAGTATTCCATAAGGCTAAGATTTGTCCTTCAGTAAGGTAACCTCTACCTTCAACAGCAGTTACAACTTTAGATTTTTCTTCAGTAGATAGGGTATTAAATTCATTTACTTTCTCTTCAGAGATAAATTTAAAGAATGATGGATTTTTTGATTTTTTAGCATTTACCTTTTCAACAATAGCTTCTAATTTAGAAGTGATTGAATTTTTGTAAGCTTCCATTTGGTCAACTTGTTTACCAGCAGCGTCTCCTTTACCAGCAAGTTCTAAGTCTCCTTTTACATCTTCTGGTTTTCCAGTGATTACATTACCATCAGCATCAATTACATCTACAGTAACGTCTTTAGTAGCTTTTTTAAGGTCTTCAGCTGGTAAACCTGCACCTTCTTTAATTTCTTTACCAGCAGCATTTCCACTACCAGCAAGTTTTATGTCTTTTGCAATATCTTCTGGTTTTCCGGTGATTACATTACCATCAGCATCAACGACAGCTGGAGAAACATCTTCGGTTTCATCTTTAAGAGCTTCAGCTGGAACCCCTGCCTCGTCTTCTAATAATAGGTTAGTATTAACAGTTTCAGCAACATATTCTGCATATTCAGTTACTTTTTCTAAGTTCTCTCTTAAATATTCAGTATATTTAATTAAGTTATCATAAGAAGTAGAACCTTCATTATAAGATTCAGCTAAATAGTTAGTGTAGTTTTTGATAGCATCAACGCTTTCAGCGATATGCTCAGAATATTGAATACCTTGGTCAACTTTCTCTGCAAGATTTTCTGAGTATTGAATACCTTGGTCTGCTTTTTCAGCAATGTGTTCTGAATATTTGATTGATTCATCTAATTTCTTAGCTAAATAATCAGTATATTCTTTTAGTGTTTCTAATTGAGAACTAGTAGACTCTGATTCTGTTAAAGAATTCATACCTTCTTTAATAGATTTGATTTCTTCAGAAAGATATTTAGAGTACTTATTAAAATCCTCAGTCGTAATAAATTTAGACTCTGCCATTTTTGTTTCGTTTATATTTTCGATTGATTGTTTTTCATTTGTATTATTTATCTCGTAAATAAATAGGTCGTTTCCTTCATTAACAAATCCATAAGATTCATTAACTCTTTTCAATTCAGCATTTTCAAACCCAGGGTCTGCAACTAAATCATAAGTAAACAATTGTTTGATTTTTACAGTTCCATTAGATTCAACCGCACCGGCTGCTCTACTTGAAATTTGTAGGGGAACACCAGCATCAACAAGGGCTTTTGCCTGTCTTCCTGCATCAGTATCTAATAATCTAATACGTCCTTTAACTTGCTTTGTATTGGTATCATAAGTAAGCTCTTCAATAATGTGTGACACATTTTTTAAGGAAACATCAAATGTTTGTGGGTGATCTAATTCACCTAGTAACTTTGATGATTTAATTTTTGCCTGTAGAGCCTCAATTTGTGGTAGGTATTCAGATTCGGTATAGATTCGGTTATTACGATTTTTCTTATCGATTTCTCCAAAAATACCCTCTAGAACATAGGTCCCACCTTCTTGTTTAAACTCTAATTCCGTTGACGATCTTTCTAAGATCAGTAAGTTATTAGTCATAAGTATTATTTTATTATATTTCTATTATATATCCAGTTAATTTTTGAAGATTTTTAAAAATTAAATGTCCGCTAATGGATCCTCTTCTCCGCCTTCTTCTCCACCTTCTGCATCTTTTTCGGCATCCTTCTCTTTTTGAGCAACTTCCTCTTGATAGTCATTGAAAAATTTAACTAGAGTAAACATATCCTCTTCGGTAAATGCAGTATTTCCGTATTCATCATAGAAATATTCTTTAAATTCCTTTTCACTTTTTGAGGACATAATAGTTCCTAAAATTTCAGTAGATTTAATCTCTTTTCCTGAGTCAAGTCTCACATCATCAACTACTACTTTTGAATCCTCGCCTGCATCGATTGCATCTTCTTGGAGAGAACTTGTAAATTCTTCAAATGTTTTAATTATTTTCATTTTATTTATATTTTTATTTAATTACATTCCCATTGCCATTGGATCTTCAGGTTCCGGTTCGGCAGCTTTAGCGGCAGCAGTTCGGGCTTTATATGCATCATTAGCTGCTTTATCATCTGGAGAGAGTTTAAGGTATCTATCAACTAAGAAGTCCATATCAAAATATGGAGTTTCTTCCATAGTTACAGGATCTGTTTTAACCAGTGAATCTTTCATTGTAGTGATAAAATCAAGTCTCTTTTGCATGATTTCCATTGTCTTTAATTCAGAGAACATATTATCCTCATTAAATCGGAGGGCAATTTGAGTTCTAAATCCTGCATCCTCCTTAAATTCTGGAAATTTAAGACACATTTGAATCCATAAGGGTTTAATCAATATCTCTTGGAATGAACTACGTAAACGATTAATAAATTTGCTGAATTTAATCTCATCTCTAATCATACCATCGGCTGCTAGATTGAAATCTCCTCCACCATCTTCATACATAAATCTATTGTAAGGAATTTTTGAAACTGATTTAAGTTTGTCTGAAAAGTATTTTAAGGACTCTGTATCACTTAATTCTGGACCTTCTCCACCCAATGTTTCAATCTCAGGTTGTTCTCCATCCTTGCTAGGTAACCAATATTCTTTGTTAAATTGTAACATTGGTTTACCATTAGTTGTAAGGGATGCACTGTCCCAATCAAAATCTACAACTTCTTTATAGTTATTCATTAATTGAGCAAGGGATTGTTTTGCTCTGGTTTTAGATTTACCACCAACTGGTATAATAAATTTCATTCTATAAGATGAATTTGTAACAGCCCAAATAACTCTGGTATGTTCCATAATTCTCATTAAGTTGAATGCTCTTACAAGTCTCTCAAGGTAAGAAACCCTTGATGCTGTAGTAATTGAAGAGTATGATATGTACACAATCTGTGAATCATACAATTTTCTTTGCTTAACTGGATCGTCTTTAAACTGAATCCAAACCTTTTTACCATCTTCATGATTATATCCTGGAACCAATGTAATTGGATCAACTTCTTTAAATCCAATAACCTCTGACATTTCAGGATTATAAATAATCTCAAATGATAGGTAACCATCAATTAACCATTTTCTATAAAAGTACCAAGCTGATTGGTCTAGATTGAATCCAAAATATTGATAGAGGTCTCTATATGCTTTATTAAGATATTTCTGCACATCTTCAGAAACTTCCATACCGATAATCTCTGGATTGGCCATGAAGTTTTTGCTATCATATACAATTGACTCATCGCAAAGTATATCTAAGATGTCTTCAATTTCGTCATGTTGTGCAAATGCTCTAAGTTCATCTCTTTTACCACGATATGCTTGGTCAAAAAATGGAATATTTTTACGCATTGTAGTATCAGCCATCGAAAGGGCTGCAAATGCTCCGTACATATCATCACTATCGAGACCTGTTGGGTTCATTTGGCCATAACCAATTGCATCTTCTACCGGTCCGATTGCTTGAGATTGTCTAAGCACCAAATCATCGTAGTACATACCAAAAGAAGATAACTTCTTAAGAGTACTACTTAAGTTAAATGGTTGTTTAGTCAATGGACCATTTCTTTGTACAAATCCTGCCATTATATTATAATATTAATTTAAGTTATATATTCTTTTTTAAATAGTCATTAAACATTAATCTAACCTTCATTACATTTGT